GAGATCATCATCGACGAGTTCACGCTGCACTTTAATGCCGCGCGCAAAGGTCTGATGCACGTAGTTGGTCTTATACCCTTCTCCCGCGTCATCGTAAGGCACTTGACCGGTGAGCGGGGCAAAATCTTCGATGTCTCCCATTTCCAGGTCATGTTCCTGGGCTTTGGATGAATCGAGAATACGGAAAAGAATGGAACGGATAGATTGGAGATTTTCTTCGTAGTAGGTGTTCGCGTAGATTTCCCTCAAGCCGGGCTCGAGTAAATCCGCGTTCGCTCCTGATGTATACATAGTGGCCTCCTAAAGGCGATAACTGAATTCCACATCGAGACTAGAGGTCAATTTCAGCTAAAGATTAGAGAAGGAAATGCTGCGTAGACTGGACTTCCGCCCAGATCTCAGGCGTCCCGCCGGCCGATGGAAGAATGAGATTATCATGCTTCGTCGGATCCAGTTCGACCCAGTCAAACCCAACGGCTCGAATGAGGTTTGTGATGGTGCAGAGTTCGACGGCTCCCTGGGCAGCCGTATTAATTCCGATCTGGTCATAGGTCGCTTTAAGCGTTGTCTTAGGCGCTCCCGGATAGAGAATCTTCGCCACTTTGTTGGTGGTCGTGATCGCCGCCGACGTCGCTGTTAGGGTCGTGTACGTTCCGGAGCTTGACGACAGAACGTAATGAAGTTCGAAGTTATCGAAGAACAGCCACCCTCCTCCGATATTTTCACCGCTTGTGACAACGGTGGTAGCGCCCACGCCGGTCACCGCAAGACCATTAGTCCAGCGCGCGCCCGTTAAGGCGTTATCGTACTTCGCCCCATAGATCCCGAGAGGATTAATGGTGCAGTCGGTCTTTAAGTATTTCGTCCCTGTCGCCGGATCATTGTCCAGCGTCGCTCCCGCAAACGGAGCCTCGGTCAATCCCACGAATGATCCTGAGAGAGCCGTATTCACCGCCACTGGAATCACGAAACCGAGATTGGTTCCGTCAGTCACTCCGTTTTTAACGAATGCGCCCTTAACAATGTTCGCGGCTGCCGCATAGATCGGCATCGCTTTCACCCACTGCTGGGCTCCAGAAGAATCCCTTCTGAAAATAGCCATGGTAAATCTCCTTCAAACAACGATTTAATGAATAGTGGTAAGAGAGTTTAGAGGATGGAACGAAACGAGGTTTACAGCCCTAAAATGGTCTTGACAGTTTTATCAAATCCAGACTGGCCGCGGCCTTTGGCCTGCGGGTTAAGTGTCCCACATAGAGGACATCCGGCCGTCGGTTGTGGATCTCCATAAACATTTGTGAATGAGATGCCAGGAGATCGAGGATTACCGGTCTCTGTTTTAACAATCGGATTTCCCACCGCGCCATAGGAATCTCCAGATGGGTGCTGCCTCAAGTCGACCAAGAATCCGCATTGCGCGCACTCGACAATGTTATCAGGAATATCTGATTTTTTAATATAAAAGGATTGTTTCTGCTGTTTGCCAGTCCCGGCCGATTCAGTGGGATGAACGGTGAGCATTACCGGCGCCCTCCCTGCAGGCGTCGCAATTCAAAGTCGGCCCCGTTAGTCGATGTTCTTTCGTCCGCTTTTTTAAGCGGTGTGATATCTTTACCAGAGTTTCTAGCCAGCGCAAACCTCTTTCCGTCCACGCCGAGCTTCCGGGCTGTAATGGCTTCGGCTTCATTGAGTTCCTCTGATTTATCTGAAGGTTCTTTTTCCGTCGAAGATCCACCCTCAGATCCCGTGTATCCCGGACCTCCTGAGACTCGGCTGGACGCGACGCGCTCCCCGGGCCTGGGCTTGACCGGAGCCGAAGAGGCAGGAGCCGAGTCCGCATGTCGGCCTTTAACCATGAAATAAATCTTCTCTAGGAGATCAGCCGTTTTTGCTTCCGGACGATAGATCTTCAGCTCATCCTGGATTTCTTTTCGGTACTTATCCAAGTCCTGGCGCTTTTCAAGAGTCGACCAGGCGGCTTGTTCGGTGACGGGCGCCTGCGCGCGAGCAATCGATCGTTCATGAGCCTGCATCTGCTCTTCCGTGAACCCCATCGCCTTCTTCTCGGATTCCCGTTCCTGAACCCAGGAGGGAACAGTTTTAACCGGTTCCGGTTTTTCTTCCGCCGGCTTCTGGATCGCGTTCACTTTTTCCTGCAAATCTTTAAGAACGTCCATCACCGGATCGGGGAGGTTTCCCTCTTCTTTTTTCTCTTCTTTGTTATCGGGCATGTTTAGAGGCTCCTTTAGTCTTCTTCGTCTTCATCTGATTCTTGTAAATCTTGAGCGTCAGCCTCACTAGGCGATGACAAAGACATTTCTGATCCTTGCAGAATCCAAAGCTCATGGTTTGCCATTCTCACTAGGCTGTCCGGACACATGGGATAACTCCGCGAGTTTCTCTTTGTAGATGGGGAGAGCCTGCCGAGACATGGCTGCCATCGACATGATATACCCGGGCTCTTTTTCCCACTTGTCGCATTCTTCCTTTCGGATCTCATGCTCAACAATGAAGTCCATCCAATCGCGCTTGCTCGAGACGTACTCCTGCTTTCCGCCCTGACTCATCTTTAGGTATCCGTCGTTCGGCGCCTGGATCACCATCTGGCGTCCCCACTTGATTTCCTTTTCGTGGAGGTTGGAGAGAGACTTCAAATCTTGCATGAACCCCTGCCAGTCGGGGTTTTCTTTCAGGCGTTCGTATTTCTCGGCTTTAGCGATCGATTCTTCACAAGCCTGAACTTTAATAAGAATTTCTTTTTTAAGGTTCTGTTCTTTTTCTTCTTCGGTAATGGCCATGATTATTTAGCTCCTCGATCGAGTTGAGATGGTCTATTGTCTTTGGATCCCTGGCGTTTTCCGTCCGGCTCCCGCTTCTTATTTCCGGATCCATGCGCCGCCTGGAGGAGCGCCTGATGCGAAGGCGAAGCATTCTCTCCGCCCATCTGCTGATCCTGTTCCTGCATCTCTTTAAGTGTATCCTGGAGATTCGGCAAAAGCTTGGGAATATTTTTCTTTCTCTCGGCGACCATTGTATCATGCACGAGCTGCCAACGCCTCTTTAGGTTCATCCCCACTAAAGGCTCATCCTTCCACATCTGGTAATCCGTAGCAGCCCTTTGGAGGATCGCATCCGGATTATCCAAAACGGAAGTTCTTGCGGTTTCAATCGTCATGTTCCGGTTGCGAAGTTTGGTGCGCTGGATCTCGTTTCGTATAAAATTTCCGGAAGACTCATCGTAAAAATTATAGGCCAACGCCGACTCCGGAGAAAACTGATAGTACAGCTCAAGCGTCTGAGATGCCATCTCTTCGAGAGACACCTTTAGCTCCCGGATATACCCGTCGACTCGTTGGTTCGACTGTTGAATCTGAGCCTGCTGCTTTTTTCCGGACGCCCGTGGATCCTTCTTCTCGGCCATGCCAGACCTGGCGCCTGAAGACGCGGTCCCGGTCAGCATGTCTCCGATCTGAAAGAGGTTCTGCTCTTCCTGAAGGGTGCCCTGAAAATCCACTTTGGTTTCGAGCATTTCCATGTTCTTGGTACTCTGCATAATCCACTTCTGTCCGGGATAAAAATGGCCGTCCCCACGTTCCATTCGGGAAATCAAATCCGTTTCATTGGCTTGGATTTTGAAGGTAGGAACCGTCGTGATCGTTCGGGAGTCGATCCTCTGATTATGCTGCGTGTTCATCTCTTCGTTGATGTCGTTGAGCATGTCGATAAAACAGCGTCCCAAAAGACGGTTGGCTTTTCGGCGGATACGCCAGAGGATGTAGTTGGACCGGTTGTGCCAGTAGGAGTACTTCTCCATACGCAGAAGCTTGTCGTGGTCCTCGTTGTACACCACATGATAAAACTCTTCTTCCCCGTCTCCGTTTAAATCCATGCGAAGGTTCCCGCGAACGCAGTCGTACTCGTCGGGCTTTCGCCGGTTACCGGAAATGCCTTCATTGGAATCCATCTTCTGGGAAATGGAATCCATCGATTGGTTCTTAGGGTTGGAATTTAGGAGTTCTTCGGTCTCGGTTTTATAGAACCATTTCCGATTGAGCGCTGCCTTGAAGTAAGGCTTGCGTTCCCGGTAGACGTCTCCGTGAAAGATCGTGTAGCTGAGATCTTTGGAATTCACAGGGTACCGCACGAAGTCTTTGAGTTCGACTTCTCGGGACTTCGGGCCGCGGTAGCGCACGACCCGTTCTTCAATTTCAAGGGCAATCGATTGATGCCCGATCCCCACCATGCCCATCCACTTGTCATAAGTGTCCTGGGAAACCCCCGCGGCCTCTGCGTCGGGGAATCTCTTTTGTAAATCCTCGACCGAATCAAAGATCTCGGTCGAAAACTCTTTGGGATATTCTTCGACCCAGTCAAGCACCGTAATAGCCAGAGGGTCCCGGTAGGCCAGAAAGATCGCCATGCGCGCGGAGGAATCGAGGTTGAGCTGTTTCTTAAACACCCAGTTCAACCACCATTCCATCTTCGGATCGACCGATTCCTCCGGCATGTCTTTACGCGCCGGCATGAGTTCGCGGATAAAGAACGCGGGCTCGGCATCGAGCGTGGTGGAGGCCGTGATGTCAGAGGCAATGAGGATCTGAATTTCCGTATAAGGGACATTCAGATTCGAGGAGTTAGCCCAGGGATAGGATTTCGTGGTGGCGATCCCGTCCATGCGGTCGACTGCCGTCAGGAGCTTATTGTTCTGCAGCCGGGTGTTCGACCGCCATTCCATCACGGCATCTTTCATCACCTGCTTCACCCGTACCCTCTGGTCGGGGGTTAGATCCATCAACACCCGGACAGTCTTAGGATCGACGTCAGCCAGCTTTACTTTGGTCTCCGGATCGATCTCCGGGATCCCGGCCACCGGGCCTACAAGGCCAAGCGCTTTTTCTTCATCAAGAGTCGCCGGAGGCATTTAGCGAGGTTTTTCCTTGTCGAGAGGGTATGTCGCTCCGGCGCGCGCTTTTCCGCCCCCGCCTTTGAGCATCGGATTGACGTCTGTTCGATTTCCAAAGTTCTTGGCGTTGGCCCGGTTCTTTTGGTCGTGCAGATTATGAGGAGAACCGTCTCCGTCCGGACCCCGCTTCCCGTCATTGGTTTCTTGCATTTGTCCCATATGGCCTCCTATTTTTTCTTTCGCTGAAGCATCTGCTTCTGGCGATCCATCCCGCGCATCACTTCAAGTTCCCGGTCAGCATCATTTCCCGACCGCTTTAAATCGTTGGGAGACCGGTGCGACATCGGAGCATCCGCTTTCGACATGCTCGTTTTATCGTGAACTTTTCCTTTGGCCAGACGGCTCTTTTGAGCGTTCATATTGTGGGGGCTCCCCTTGGCGTCTTTCTTTTTTTTCTTCATCGTCATCTCCTGTTCAATTTTTCCAGTTCACGGTCGGCCTCGTTTCGCGGCTCTTTGGCTTTCCCTGTGACATCCGGAATCCCCACCTCGGTCACTTCCACTTCAATCGAGGAACAGCCGTCGGATTTATGGATCCCGCAAACGCGGCCGCGAAGAGGAACGATGTCGTCGATCTCCAGGCCCTCTTTGTGGTCAATGGAAAATCGGGGATAGTATTTATCCGCTACGGGGCCTACTGTTTCCAAAGTTTTACCCGCGTCTTTATATTTCAATGGGCCCTCCCATTTCCAGGAACCAAGATTCCGTTCCTCGGCTTCTCGCGCATATGCCAGGCGGTGAGTTGCTGCTTCGCCACGTCTTTGGCCATCTCAAGGGACCCTAGAGCCATACCGAGAGACTGTTCCCCGTTTTCGTAGAGGATGACCTGGAGAGACCGGTCCTTCTCATTCACGAAGATCCCGTTACGCCGGGGATTTTCCTCGGTCGGAGCCGGAGGCGGATCGATAGGTGAGGGGGTCGCGGTCGCCTTTTGCATCTGCTTTTTACGCCAGAGATTAGAGACGTTCATGAGGCCCCCTTCTTCTTTTTCTTCTTCGATCCGTAGCCCATATCACGCATGAACCCGGAGTCCACGCGAGAGTCCGTGGACTGGAAAGACTTGAGTTTCTTCTTTCCCTTTTTCATTGACGCGGCCAAAAGATCGGCGTTACTTTGATACGGCATCCGTTTTATCCGACGGAGAAATCGCGACGAACGCGTTGAGCTTTTTTAAAACATCCTGAAGCTCCGCGTACTGATCCGAGAAATCCGTCGTTTCCACTTTTCCGTAAAGCTTCGTGATCGTCGCGTTTAATTTTGTTTCCGCGTCGGTCAGTTCGGCAATGATATCCTGCAAGGTTGACTCAGACATTTTTCCTCCTCAATATCCTGTGATCGAATGTGAAACTGACTGCTTGGAACTTGTTCCCTGGTACACGGAACGATTCGGCAGCTGTTGAGCATAATACAAACCAATCGCGAGATTCACCACGCAGTCATCTTTGAATCCCTCTTCGGCCCCGTACTTCAAATAAATTTTTCCGTCTTTGGATTCCGATTCCACTTCGCCTTCGGAATTGATCGCGTTCTTAATCACGTAGCTTTCCAGCTGATCGAGCGTCTGCTTGTCGTGAATGACGAGGAGAAGCGTCCGGAGCGCTTCCTGGAGCTTGCCGATGATGAGAGGTTTGGTCTTGATGTTGGTCGAGAATCCCAGCTCTTCGATTTCTTCCCACTGGTTCTCGGCCACTTCCCGCATTTTCTTCTGGTGACAAATATTCGGGTAATGTAAGCGCGCAAGCGCCGTCACGGTAGTCAGTCCAATACCCGTAGATTCGGGGCACGCCAGAGCCCGGTTATAGAAAAGCCCGAGCGCCATCGCGCGCTGAGCCAAATCCTCGGGATCCATGTGGCCGTGCATATGCGCCACCTGAGTCCAGGTGGAGCGCTTTAAAATATGAACGCAGGCTTCGTCATGCGAGAGCGCCGACTCGCAGGTATCGATCGGCATCACGTACTGCTCTTCCGGCTGAGGCTCCTGATAAATTTTTAGGAAACCGTCCTCGTAGGGAATAAACGTCGGACGGCGATCGACGAGTTCCATCTCGCCGACCGCTTTGGGTTCCTGAATATTTTTGGCTTGCGGAGCGGTGAGTTTTTCAGAGAACACGCGGCGGGACGTCGATTTAAAAGCTTCTTTATCGGTCAAAGGATATTCCACTTCAAAAGCCTCCTCGTCGTTATCGAAATCGTCTTCCACCGTCCGACGTCGCCAGTTCATCTGCTCGAGCGTTAGCTCGTGTTCCTTCTGGATCTTGCGCTCCTTGGACGACATCGACGCCACAAATTTTCGTTTCATTTCATCGCTCGAAAACTCGAGCGTGTATTCGGCATGTTCCTTCCACGCGCAGAAGACCGGGATCCAGGTCGCGGCCTCGGGGTCCTTTTCGTAGGCCGCTTTGATACGCCAGTAAAACTTCGAGACGGCATTGATCCCGTTGGCGGTGGTTTCAAAGATCACGATCGAATCCGGGTTCTTGGACACGGCCGGCATGAGCGCGCGGCGTAAGGTCTTGAAGTTTCGGTAGAACGCCACTTCCGAGAGATGCACGATCTGAAGCGTGAACTTCCGGCCGGCCGC